GGTAACTAGCATAACTTCACCAGTACGTGGTACTTTTACAAGATCATTAACACTATACAAAGCTCCTCTGTCTACAACAATATTGGTGTCATTGGCGCCATGGCCACTAGCATTGTTTACTGCATCCCACTTAGGTTGAAGATCATCTTCAAACCAATAAAAGATCGGGTTAATGGTAGGTTTTTTAGCTAATTTACGAAGTAATACAGTTAAAGGTGCTTTATTAGGTTGTAATAGAGATATACGATCAGAAACATCAAGTTTTCTTCTGAGTTGGTTAATATTACCAGTATGTCTGAGCCCAATAGTTAATTCACTCATAATATCTCCCCCTTATTTTTAAATTTTGTTAAAAGAATATATTCCCTCCTTTAGTACCAGTATTAAAGATAGCATCGAGCAGTTCTTCTTCCTCTGACTTCTCCTTCTTTTGTACTTTAGCTTTTTGACCTTCAGCTACCGCCCTAGCTTTGCGGGCTTTGCTTTCGTAGGCTTCTTTTCTGCCTTCCTCTTTAGCGAGGGAGACAGCTTTATCTGCGTACTCAGCCTTAGCCAGCGCATAGGCAGTAGTGATAGGATTTTTAACATTCCAAAGCTCTGGATTTTCAGCGAACACCTTGGCTAAATAAGGTGCTACCTGGCTAAAATCAGGTTTAGTTGCTTTGAGCTTATTCAACTCAGCCTGCATATTTAGGCTTTCCAATCTTGTCTGCATTGGTATAACATAGTGCTTCAATGCTTGTTGTACAGCCTGCTGTATCATCACATTCAACGCTTTTTGTGGATCACTATTCATTAATTCCTGTAGTTGTTGAGAATTACCATCCTCTTGTTGTTGCTGGTTTTTAGCCAACGATTGTTGTCTAAGTTTAACCAACTCATCAAATACAGCTTTATCATCTTGTTTACTCATTGACAGGAAGGCTTGTTCCATTTCTTCTGGGCTCTTAAACCTACCTGCCCATAACTTTTGTGGCTTGCTATCAGAAACATCAGTGTCTTCAAGTTGATTACTATCTTCTGTACCGTCTTCTACAGTATTGTCTTCAGTAACATCTTCAACACCACTTGCATCTTCTACATCTTCACTAGAATCGTCGCTGAAAACACTATCAAACTCACTGCTGTTATCAAGATCATCTACAACAATATCAGATTCATTAACAAATACACTCATCCTACTTTCTACCTCCTAATTTTTTCTTTCTTTTGATATTCTTACCAGCTAATTTTTTGACTTTATCTTTCAGCATTTTGCGATACTCCTTTTCTGTCAAATACATACCTAAGCTACCCTTCATCTTTCTTCCAACTTTCTATCTTACGAAATATAGACTCAATCATGCTTACCTGTCCTTGTAATTTCCTTACATGATCCATATCAGATGTGCGTATTAACTGCGTGATATAACCCTCCCGTTTTTCATGAAGCCATTTCTCTAATATTTCCCACCCCTTTGTTTCCGTCATTTCTTCGATATATGCTTTAATTAAATTATCGTCCAAAATTTACCCCTCCTCCCATCAACTGCTGAGCAGTAGGAAGAATAGGTTGCTGTTCAAATGCTGCCTGCGTCTGTTGTGGATGTCTAACAATAATCCGGTCTGTATCTTTAATATCAGCAACTTCCAATATACGTTTAAGGAATGCAGCTTGATCAATATAAGGACTGTCTTTAATATTAGCATACAGATTAAGCAATTGAGCCAACCGGGTATCCTTATTAACAGTAGGTTCCACAGTAGAACCAATCGGCATGACATCAAATTCACCTGCAATAGCTTCAGGTGTTACTGTCTGGAAATAAACACCGTCTTCACCAATAATCCTAATAACTCTCTCACGGTCTATAAATTGCTGGTTTAATTGGATTAACATTAAACCTAATCGTCTTAATCCCATGTCTTCCATTAAACGGACTTTCAGTTTAAAACGTTCATTAGCTGCGTTTGACAAAATAGAAGCCGTTGTAGCAGTCTCCCGCCTATCCGTAGTCTCACCTCGTGCATAATCGTAAACCCCCATAGTACGATCAATATCACGTTTAATCTCAGCTTCTTCTTTATAAGCAGAAGAAGTTACATCTGCCACCTCAAGGGGTTCTATCTCAGCCATATCGTCAACTGGAATAATTCCACCTGGGCGTGATACTAAATGTTCCGGATTAATGTCAGCGCTACGTAACACTTTCCACATTCTGTTAATAATTAAATTAACGTTATCCATCCGTTGATTACGTGTGTCATTCAATTCGTATTGTAAATATTCAATAGGTTCAATTTCACCTATACCATATAACTCATGTGGTACCGGGTGGTCTACAATACGAATAAATGGTTTCTTACAGTGCCAATATGGGTTTTCTTCGTTTCTGATAATTTGCGAACGGTTAGCTACCACTATTACACGGTCATCTGTCCAATACTCAAGTAATTCAATACGGTCATCTTGCTTTTTCGTACGTGACAATCCTACTGCGTCTAAACGTGCATCAGCACTTATTTCACTATCGCTAGTCATGTAAGTGCTTTCAATCCCTTCCAAATTTGTATACAACCCTGCAGCAGCTTGTTTCTTCAAGTATTCCTTAGTACGGTACACTCTGTGGATTACATACTCAGCGTCATCAATAGAAGTAGCTTCAGGGTCTATAAAAAGATCCCATAAATCAACGTGAACTACGTCAGGATCGTCATAAATGACAGTCTCAATTTCTTCTATTTCATTACCGACGGGTACACCAAATAGATTCATTCTACTAGAAGGTCGTTTGATCCAACGAGTCTCGTACCTCCACATAGTCTTTAAGAACGATGTACCGTACATCAACGCTTCTTTTATCCACATCGAAGCTACTTCAATAGTGTTAATACGTTGCGTTAACTGGTAATCTAACAATAATTCATGCATCTTTGCGGTCTCTACAGATGTTTGATTTACAGGGAGGACGCTTATATATGGGCGAGACGCAAAGATTGTTGATACTAATCTAGGCAGTACAGTTTCAATAATACTGAATGTATAAGGTATAAATAAATTGGCACCCGTGTCTTTTTTCTCTGTATAACTGCGATATAATTTATACCATCGTAACCATCTCTCTTCATACGGAGCACGGGCTAATCGTGCCGTTTCAAAGTCAGTTATAACCTTATTTAATATATCGGCATCCTTCATGTTATCCCAATCCATATCATCACCACCTTAATAACCAGTATATATATTTGCTGGTACGTGTACTGTAGTAACATCTAATTTATTCCTAGCTGGTCTACGCATAATTTGAGGTAAGTAAGCCAAAGCATCCACAGTATCGTCATGTTTACCAAGCGGAAACTCTAAAAGTTCTCTATGCATGTCGCTATTCCGTAAGTGTTCAGGCATAAAGAAAGCCCCGTTCTCAAACCAGGGCTGTAAACCTAAGGCTCTGCGTTGTTTATCTTTATCTGCTTTAAGCTCAGCAAGCGGTAGGAACTTACCTCTTTTCCTCATCTCATCTTTTAAGAAATAAATCATTGCTTTCTGCCATGCAACAGATTCTACACCAACTTTCAACGGTTTATACTTATCATATAATTCAAAGATATGATCTGCTGTCTCTTGTGGAGTAAATCTACCTCTTCTATATTCAATCTCCCAGATTTGATTGTCGGGATCAACAGCAGCTACATTAACCACTGTATAGTCAGCAGTTTCTTTTTGAGAAATAGCAAGGTCAACAGTAATGAAGTAATATAATCTCTTAGGTAACTCATCCGGAGTATACCATTTAAACCACTCTTCTTTAAATATAGCATTCTCTGAAGATAAAGGATTCAACATATACTGGCTGTTAAAAATGTAAATTCCTTGCGCTTTCTTTAATTCTTCCAGTTTATTATACCCTAAACGTGATGGAAAGAACAACTTACCATTAGGTAAAATAGCAGGACGTATTAACTTTTCAAAACTATCATCTTCTATAATTTCAGAATACAGGTCGAACATATGGTACCTTGTACCGATGACAATTAAAATACCCCCTGGTTCTAACAGGGAGTATGCAAATCTATAGTGCTGTTTGGTTTTTTCTATCTGATCGTCAGTAGTAACGTTACGTTCAGATACTAAGTCATCCATTATAATAATATGTGGGTGCATACCAGTAGCAACAGTATCTACACCAGAACAAAATATTGACGGTTCTTTACGTGGACGTTTACGTTGTTTTAAAATAACACTATCCTCAGTCCAGCCTCCTGGAATGTTATCATTAGGTTCCAATAAATATTCTCCTGCCTCATTTACAGCAATTTCTTGCAGAAATTTATTTCCTTTGATATGTCCCTTTATCTCAGCGAGAAACCTCTTGCTATTTTTATACGCCTCGTTATCTATCATAATAGATAACTCTGGATTATTCATTAAAGCAAATAACGGAAAAGCTATTGTAGCAACTGTCGACTTAAAAGTACCACGAGGTAACATTAATAATTTTTTCTTAGTAGGCGCATCTTTACCAAGACTTTTTACCCCCAACGACCTAATAAGGTCTAACGTTTTTTGATCGACAATAAAGTCACATACTTCCTTGTGAGGCACAGGCTCAAGGAGATTATATCCTAAGACATACTTGGTAAAAAGAAAAAGATCTTCACGACTCTTCCGCTTGATATACTCCATCTTCGCCTGTGCTATCTCGAGCATCTTCTCCCTCGGCAACCTCAACGTCGATCACCTCAAGTGGATTTAACGAAATAAATTTCGCCAACTCCTCATCACTCATATTAGCAAAATAGTTAACCGTCTGGATGACATCAATTTCTTTCTTGTTAGTAGGCTTAAATCCAGCTCTATCTAGAATATCTTTCGCTGCCGATAATCTAATTTGATCATTATCGCTGTGTAATAACTGCTGTAACGTACGAAGTGCCTGCCTTGCACTGACAACAAGCTCTATCTTAATTTCTTCCAGTAAACCTTGACTAAATGTGTCTAACAACTTCTTAAAATCTTCGTCATGCCGAAGCCATTTCTCTAAAGTAGATTTAGCTACCCCAGCTCTTTCTGCTGATTCAGCTAAGGAACATCCGCTAATAAGTAACTCGGCAGCATCAACCATCTGTTTAGTTACCTTCAAACCATTATAAACTTCAATATAAGCACCTGGTTTACGTTTTTCTGTCATTGCTCATTACCTCTTTTAAGCGCAGTTAAACTACGAATATTCTTTAACTTCCTCTCAGCATCTTCAGCAACTAATTTAGCAAAATATTCCTTATAATAATCTGTACTTGCCCATGACCTAAGTGTATGTGGCGTCTTTCCAAACTCCTCTACGAGTTCATCCCAAGAAGCGCCGTGATACACCATATACGCCAATTTTTCAATAAGTTTTTGCTTATACGGCGCAATGTAGCTGTCTTTACGTTGATAAGCGTTATTAACTTTCCTAAGCGGACGTGACCTTAGTGTCCTACGCTTACTCATTAATGTCTCCTCCACAAAACAAAAATGTCGATATGTAAATATTCACATATCGACACTTATTCCATCATAACCAATATTAGCATATTTTGTCGCATTTGTCAACATTTACATTATTTATTATCCTTCAAGAATTCCCTAATTAATGCTTCTGCTCGTGCAAGTCTACGATATACAGTAGAGCGGTGTAGCCCTAAATATTCAGCCACATCATCTGGATGACAGTGATCGCAAATAACCATCTCTGCTACTACAGCTAAGTGTTCTGGCATTAATGCTATTGCATAATCTACCAGTAACTTGTCTAAAAACTTATCACTTATAGTAACATACACTCCATGAGGTCCACGATAAATCTTGTTAACAGGCTCATCCTCTCTATAATTTTTTTCATAAAACATACCAATTCCCCCTTGACTTTCTAATTTTTATGGTATAAACTAACATTACACCCAAGAAAAAAAGGAAAAAAGGAGATGATAACATGACTACATCAAACTACTACGATGACAAGGCGAAAGTGAACGTATGGGTCGATAAGGAGATATACAAGCAAGCACGTACAGCAGCCATACAGAACGAAATCAAGTGGTCAAAATTCATCGAAATGGCGCTAGAACTTCTTATAGAACAACTAGAGCAACAGCAGCGACAAAATTAAGTAAGGTTAAGGAGGTAATCGAATGCGTAAACTAGACATCTCAAGCATATCGTTAATAGATGTCATTATAGATCATTTCGACAACTATAGCGAAACCTCCTTCCAAAAAAGCGGAAAAAATATATATTCTACCAAGTGCCCGTTACATCACGAAATCAGAGGTCACAGTTTCACCATTTATGACAAAGACGGTAAATGGGACTGGTGCTGTTTCGGTAGCTGTAATACAGGGGGTAACGCTGCCAAATTACTATCAATGGCGTTCCCTGAAAAATATCCTACCCCAGAAAAAGCAGCTGAATATCTACGAGAACGCTACAACCTAAAATTACCTGAAACAGTAACACTAGAAACATTCAGCAGTTTCAAACAAATAGACCCAGAGTTCCTTAAAGCACAAGGTATAGAAGAAGTAGAAAACGGCATCACTATCCCATTCTACGACATTGACGGTACCATTATGGCAGTAAAGAAACGAATGAAGTTCACAGGGAAGCCGAAGTATATTTTCACACAGGGAAGGAATACTATCTATGGGCTACGTGAAGTTAAGGACTATTCTCCTGACTACATTCTCTTACTGGAAGGAGAAACAGACACACTAACAGCACGGTATTGCGGACTCCAGGCAGTAGGGATACCAGGAGCTACAGCGTGGCAATCAGACTGGCTACAATACTTTACTAAATTCGACAAAGTCATCGTCGTCCCAGATAGAGACCAAGCCGGAAGTAACTTATACAACAAACTCAAAGTAGACTTTAACACCAGACTCTATGTTATACCGTTACCGTCCAAAGCCAAAGATTTATCCGAACATTACGTGTACCTGCTAAACGGCGACAAGGAAGCACTGGCAAGCTACTATAACCCTGATAACGCAGTACCGGCTACATTAGAAGGTTTCCTTGAAGCAATATCAGACAAAGACAAAATGAAGAAAATCATCAACAACCCTGTAGCATGGGATTGTGCAGTCAGCAATCTTACTAACCCGATTGAGGAGTCTATGTTCGTGGAAGAAATCATGCAAGCCATTGGTAAACATACACGTATAGGTAAACGTGTCATTCAAAAAGCCATCTCTATGGCTAAAACACGGCTTCACCAGCTAGAAGTAGCCACCGCTTCTGAAGATGATGAAAACGTTACAGTTTTCATAGAAAACAACGGCTACTACAAGTGGAAGAACACTCCCACAGGACCAGTCAAACATCAAATAACCAACTTCGTCGTAAAACTGCACCATACGTTGTACAGGGACGGTGAGTGTTACCGGGTATGCACGCTACACGGCGACTACGGCGCCACCAGTGCGCCTATAATCCTCGACGGTGAAGCCCTGTCAAACCCGCAGAAGTTCAATACCGTATGCATCAGTAAAGGCGACTTCATGTTCGACGGTAACATGGCAGATCTAAACAGCATACGTAAACTAATCCTTAGTCAAGAAAATCCTACTGTTATACAACCTAACTACATCGGACGCATAGACGGTAAGTGGCTTCTAGGCGACATCGGCATCGACTCACAAGGGAACATTGTCGAAGCAGACGAGTACGGCATCCTCAAACTAGACGATAAATACTACGCCTGCCCGCCACAAATAACACCGCCTTATTTTCCTGATACAGAGCCAGTAACGCCAGAATACAGACGTGACGTGGCTTATACACTACTGAAAAATATCGGCGGTTACGAAGCGTGGATAGCTCTCGGCTGGGCAGTAGCAGGGTGGCACAGCGATAATATCTTCAAGCACGGTATGGAAAACAGTTATCCTATCCTATTCATCCACGGTAAACATAACAGCGGTAAAACATGGCTTGCCAGATGGCTTATGAAGCAATACGGCTTCGGTGACGACAGCCAGGAAAATGGTTTAGAGTCATGTACACTGACAGCCATGAGCAACAAACTCGCAAATTACGCATCCCTTCCTGTGTGGTGGGATGATTACAGAAATACTATCCGTGACATTACGGCACGTGGCGACAGGCTTCTGTTGGCGTATAACAGGAGTGGTAGGGAACGTTCGCACCGCACTAACGGTATGAACGAGGTTTTCCCAGTACGTGCTTTCGTGCTACTGTCTGGCGAACATATCCCTGATAGCAAACTAAATGCGCTGCAAACACGTTGTGTATTCATCCAACTAAGCGCATATATGCGTGATGACAGTTATACAGCGAAGATGCAAGAACTGGTAACACAGTTTCACCGCCTGGGATTACACTTCGCCGTAAGGATGCAGCGTGAAGGTAGTCAAGAACTACTTGACCTTATAACAGAGCTAACAAATCTCTTGATGGAGAATGGTTGCGATGCCAGGATAGCACGGTGCCACAGTATCATGGCTGCTGGGTTTATCTATGGATACAGGGATGTGGTTGACAAAGAAGATATTGACAAGTTCATCGAATGGCTTGTGGAATATACGAAACAGGAGAAACAGGCTAATGAGGAAGATACAATCGTGCACCGGTTCCTCCTTGATTTAACAACCTTAATGGAAAACGGTACAATAAAACATGGCACGCACTATGTCGTTACAGACGAATATTTACACATACACAATACACAGGTGTATGAGGCTTGGAGAAAACACGTCATAGATCTAAGAGGCAACATTGTAGAGTGGCGGGTGCTACTTGATTACCTTAAGAAAGAGCCATGGTGCGTAACTAACAAGGTGGTGCGATACCCTGGTCTGGGTAACAAGCCTATTAAAGGAATGATGTTCAAGCTGGATAGCCTGCCTTGCGAAGAATTGGTGACGCAGTGTGAGGTTGTTTTGAGTACAGGAGAGGATGAGCCTGAATTCTAGGTTCATCCTTTTTGTTTTTGTTACCTGTGTTACCTCTCCCAGAAAATGGGAGTAACAGCGGAAACCCTTGTGGCACAAGGGTTTGAGGGGTGTTGTTACCTTGTTACATGTGTTACCTGTGAAAATGAAAATATATTTATATATATAAAAAATATATTTTTATTTTTCCGCTCGAAAATAAATTTAGTTCTATATAGTTGAAAGAATCCGAGGTAACAAGGTAACAAGGTAACAGGCGCACACACATATACATATATATATATATGTATGTAATTAATAAAATATATATATATCAAGGCTTCCGGCCTGTACAACTAAAACGCCTTTCCTAAAAACTGCTAAAAACTGGTGTTACTCCCTGTTACTCCCATTCGACCTGGGAGTAACAACTAAATTTAGGTGTAACTTCCATTTTTGGAATATATTGGAAAATACCCCAAAAAATTGTGAGAAATCGCTTTTCAGCTAAAAAGAAGAGACGGAGGGCGCCGCCTGTCTGTCCCCCCGCCCCTCTGCTTCACTGCGTTAAAGCATTAAAGCATTAAAGTGTTAAAGAGTTAAAACTTTAAAACTTCACCGAGTTAAAATATCAAATTATCACCGCTTCACCGTGTTAAAGCGCTAAAACGCCACCGGTTTTAAGACATTAAAGTATTACCGCTTCACAGTGTTAAAGCAGTAAAACCTTCCTGTTGCGTTTGGATTAAATGGCAAAATCTTCCAGTGATGCTGTGTGGCTGCATTGCTTTTGATTCGTCACCCGGCACATGTGAATTCTTTCACATGGAAACACGGCTTCACGGCTTCGCGGTAGCGCGGCTTTGCGG